AAACTTAGCGCCAGCAGGAACCAACAAATCTTCCGCAGTGCCAGAAGCAAGTACACGGCAATTTGCATAATCTGATAAAGGATAGACATCATCAATAAGATGACCAGATGCGTCTTGGGGCTGAGTATATGGTAGCATGAAGGTTTCTCCGCAGGGTTTTTTTGCACCCTACCACATTAGGCTATCCCGCGCAAATTCCTTCGTATTGGCTCACCCCAATCTTGTCGGGTCTGCTTTCCAACGGCTAAATATCGGAATGCATCTGCGCCGTGAGATGTCCAATCGTGCAGAGGTCTACCCCGCCAAGTCTTTAGACGTTCATCAAATTCTCTGCGATATTGCCGCAACGCCTCAATGCCTCTGGCGCAATCTTCTTCGTCAAACCAGCACCGTGCAATCATAGACCGTGCCGCTTGTATTCCGTCATCTACAGCCAGCTTTGGCGCTATCGTGATGTCAGATATGCCCAGCGCATCTAAAGTTTCTATGCGGCTCTTTCCTGTCCCTAATTCTTTGACTTGCACATCGTGCGGCAAAATATGCTCAACGTAGTGATAACCTTTTTCACTGAGAACCTTTGCGTAGTGATCTAAGCCGACCCCGCTGCTTTCATAATAATCTATGATGCGGATCTCTTGCCCTACATATTGAGCAAAGAATATGGCTGTACTGTCACCTATGCCAAGATCCCATGCCGTTGTAACGCCCACGGCTGGATCGTAAGGCACGTTTGTCACCCTGCCAGTAGTTGTAGCTGTCTTCATTTCTTGTGCGTAGTATGCGCCTTGAATTGCTGCTTCAAAGCTGCACTCAAATTCCTGTTCATACCGATCTTCGCCCATTGTGCGTTTAGCTTCTTCAAGTTCATCCGCATCAAGAATATCTGTCTCAGACGCTTTAAACATCCTGCACCACCACTCAGGATGGCTCTTCGCATAATCGTACATCTCCCAAAATTCGTTCTTGCCTTTAGGCGTCCCAATTATTGTGGCGCGGCCCTTCCTATCTACAATAGCTGGCCTGATGACTGTGGGCCATGCTGATGCAGGGAAGTCTGCCATTTCATCAAGAACTACCGCATCAAAATACAAACCACGCATAGCGTTGTAATTATCAGCGCCAAATAACCGAAATCTTGCACCATTGGAAAGTCTATCCTTAGCTCGCTATGATTAACTTTAATTTGTGGGATGTCGCGGGTATATTCTAACGCGTAATCCCAAGCGACTGCTTTTGATTGGCTAAGATACGGGGCGATATAAGCCACCCTGACGTTAGGTAGGTCAATGGTTAGCGCATCTCTGATAAGATCATTAACCGCAGCTACAGTCTTACCAAATCGCCTGTGAGCAACCAATACTGCGAAACGCTCTGTTCTATCGTGAAACTCTCGCGCTTGTAGTCTTGGCGTGTAGTCAATTTCTATGACTTCCATTTGATGACAAACTCATGCTCGCCTTGTGCGCCAGATCCCGTAACCTGTAATGGCAGAACCTTTCCCATAAGAGCCATGAAGGCAGTTGGGTTTGCTTCTGCTTGCAGTTCCAGATAGGCAACCATGCCACGTTTACCACCGGCTAACTCAGCAGCCTCTAAGATTGCATCTTTTAAAAGCTTACTGTTTTTATTCTTAGCGCCTTTGGGTCTGCCCTTACCAGCAGCGGGCGGTTTACTTTTCACTATGTTAGTGTCGGCTTCAACTTCTGGTTGCATAAGTCCGTCCTTAGAGGGTGCGTCTATATGTTGTGTATAGTATGCTAAGAACCACTAAAAGAAAAGACCCCCCTCGTTGCAGTGCGTAACCTAGCCAGAGGGGGGGAGTTGAGCAGATTGAGGGTAAGACGCCCAATTAAAAGTCTATCACGCCTCAAAGCGTTTTGCAAAACCTATTGCCTCGCGGTACGGCAGTAGATCCTGATCGGTCACAAGCCCTCGCTCTACCAGTGCTTCGCCCATCTTACCATTGACCCAATTATCACCGACAGGCTCGCCGCGTTTAATTCTATCAGCATTGATCTTGTAAGTGTCGGGCTTCCAAGGCCCAGAGGCAACGTCACGGCCACTGGATTTATCAAAGCAACTCTTAATGGCCGCTGCTATGTCAGAAGCTTTAGGCCATGAGCGGGAAGTGTGAGCAGCCTTAATCTTTAGCGCTGCGCGTTCAAACGTACCTGATAGGTGATCTGGCGTAGTCTCGTTTGGGAAAAGCTGGTTTAGAGCTTTAGCCGTTACATCAATCTCATCCTGCTGCGCTGTCTCGCTACTGCGTAAATGGCTAGGGATGGCATAGCTACTTAACATTGCTGCGAGATGCCGCTTAATCATTTCTATTCTTTGACCATAATCCATTACACTGTCTCCCGTTTTGCTTGCTTAATATTTGTCATAGCTTTTTTGTAGCTATCAGATTTCTCACCATGAAGTGATTTGAAGAACCATTCAACCTCTATGCTCTGCCACCCTTTCTCTTCGCACATAGCCAAGGCATCAGATGGCTCACCACCACCGACGAAGATCCACCTTAATTTCTCAGACAACCTTTTAGCAGCCGTTGCTGTGAGCGGTTTCTTAATAGATTTTCGATATGCAATGAAACTGTCAGCAGCTTCTTCATCCATCAACCAAGTAGATAAAATATCTCTAATATTATTACTTTGTTTATTAACTGGTTTATTATCTGGTATAGGTTCGCCCTCTGGGGCCAATCCATTTGCCCTGTGGGGCAAGTCGACCTGCCCTGTGGGGCAGTACCACTTAGTCCTATCGTAACCTGATTTATTGAACGAACCAGAGATGATAAGACCGGCATTCTCAAGCGCAGCCAGTGCTGTTCTGATCTGCTTTGCCGATAGGTATGGAAACAACTGTTCAAACGCTGAGATGCTGTTATAGGTCCAGTAAGCGCCCTCATGCTTATGACGATTGTTTGCTGCATTCTTCTCTGTCCAGAATAAAATGTTCTGATAAATGACAGCAGCGTTGACGCCTACAGCGCAAGCAATTGCTGGATTGAAAGTGTGATTTGACATCGTAACCCCTTTATTTTTTTGTTCCTATAGTGTATCAGGAGTTCCAATGTGTTCTCCAACACTGTTTACCCCTACGAACCGTCAGCATGACCAAGCTGGCGGTTCTATTATTTCTGGCGCTCAAAATAATCTGACAAACGCTCTACTGTTTCGTAGCGAATTTTGCCAACGCCTTTACGCACATTGTATATAGTCCAGCGCGATAATCCAGTAGCATCTGCTATGGCTTGAACCTGACGATCACTAAGCATCTGCTGGATTTTATCAAGGCGGTACATTGTACTAACTTCCATTTTTTTCACTCCATAAACAATTATGGGGTTGTGCATAAGCTACATCGCTGATAGACACAACCCACAAAATGCAAGTAGGGGTACAAAATGCATAAACATCCAACACCAGCAGAAATACAAGTTGCTATCGTAAAAGCTATGATTGAGATGGCTGTAAAAGAAAACATCTCAACGCATACTGTAAGCCGCATGATTAAGGCTGTAGAGACAGGCGTTAAAGCTGCAAACTTTCACCATGATTTGACTAAGGAGATTGCTGGCTATGCAAGCTAATAAATTTCATCAAGCAATGGATCTTGTTGCTGAGCTTAATAAATCGCACGGCGTAAAGCAGCGCGGCGGCAAGCAATACACAGAGGTTGCCAAGCGAGTAGAGGCATTCCGCATGTCATTTGGCGGTGACTACGGTATCACGACTGAGATTGTGCATAACGATGGCAAGACGGTTATTGTGCGGGCTTTGATTGCTGATAAAGATGGGTTTGTAGTTGGATCAGGTCTTGCTGAAGAAATACGAGGATCATCACACATTACCAAAACGTCTGCTGTAGAGGTTTGCGAGACTTCTGCTATCGGGCGGGCGCTTGCCAGTATGGGTATGCATGGCGGGCAATATGCATCATCTAATGAGATGGATGGCATCTCTCGCAAGGAAGCAGCACACGCTGAACAGTCTAAGCCAGCAATGGAATTGGGCATT